TCAACGTAATCCTTTAGTGCGCTCTTATCGAATGCCATTACTCTGCCTCCTCTTCAATCTCTACAAACAATTCCGACTCGGGTCGCCCCAAGTAGGTACTCAACTTCTTGCGAAGCGAATCGGTCATTGGGCTCTGCCCGTACTGAACCTGATTCAAATACCCGTATGAAATGCCCAGATGCTTCGCAACCCATCTGCGCTTTACGCCAGAAGCGGCAATGATAGCCCACACCTTTTGGGTAGTCTCTCGCTGAACTTGGCGCTTCTTGACGTTGTCTAAACCGCTTTGCTTACTCACTCGTTGCCCCCTCGCTGAAAATCATCTCTTGTGTTGCCCACTCGCTATAGGCCAAATATGCGCCTTCACTAATCAACTGCCGGCACTTTGGATCTCTGCCAGCAAGTTCTTCGGAATGGATTACCGAATCAACAGCCTGCTCAATGGTCTCACGAGCAATCCTCAGCAGGTCGAGTTCCATATGACTATACGGCTTCGGGAAATCTTTTAGCGCCTCAAGCGCAAGATCCTGACCGCGCAAGAGCCAAATATACTCCTGGTCCGCTGTCATTTCCGTTTCAGGCACTGCCATCTTTCTTTCCCCCTCTCCATCCGCCGCGAGCATCCCGTCGTGCCTTCAATCCGGCGGCCTCAACCACCTGATATACGCGCTGTCGAGATACGCCTAGCGTCGCTGCAATTTCTACCATAGTCATCCCAGCGTCACGCTTACTCATGATGTCGCTTGCGCGAATCAGCGCGGCGCTGCGCCAGTTTGATTTCTTGTTTTTCAATGCACAATCCCAGCATCGAATAGAAGTTTCGGTTGACTTTGGGCCGCCGCAGTCAAGGCACCGAAGACCGGACTGTTTGACCTCGTTGTTCTCCATAGGCGGTAAGTATCAGGTATTACAAGCGTATCGTCAAGTGCGATATGGCTCGCCCGTGCGGTTTCGGGCTTCTGCGCACGAAACATGCAGTTGCATGGCACCCAACTGGAGGACTGGGCCAAGGTTCTTGATGGCTGCCGTCTTGTCGTTGATGCGCACGCGGTTAGGGCACTGGGCCCACTGGCATATAGCGTTTAGTCTCGACAACTCTTCTGCAAACCTAGCCATTGTAGTTCTCCAAATAATCATTCAATAACGGACGCCAGCGCTTTGAGGATTCCGTCTTCATTCGATGGTGCCAACCGCACAGCACAAGGCAATTTTGCTCAGTGCTGGGGCCACGCTTCCCAAATCCAGCAGAGTTTACATGATCTATCTCTAAAATGATACGTCCGCCGGCGCCAAACTGGCTTCCGCACTCCTCTGGCATGCCAACCCTGGGCCCGACGCAGCCATTATCCCGACGAAGGACGGCAGAGCGCAGTTCGAGGGTGACTGGGTCTTTGTGGGCCATATTACTTAATCTTCGTCAATTTGCCCGCTAGAGAGTAGGCGGGCGCTCATTTCAAACTGACGAGAAAGTTTCTCTAGGCGGAGCGATGCGGAGCGGAGCGCGAGGACCGCCTGCTGGTCGCCCGTGGCAATGCTGGCGACGGCATACATCACGCCCAGTTTGTTTAATTCTCCCGAAGTCTGCATCAGCAGAACGTCCACCGTTAGTTTTGCAGTCTCTTCCGCCGCTTCAGAAGCGGGCGCTTCAACTTCCGGCTTGTTTCTTCGAAACAGGTTTCTTAGCACGTTTTACCTTCTTCTCTTCTTGGGGTTGCTCAAGTGATTTTATCACTTTGCACGGCAAACAAAAGCACGGTTGCTGATGATACATCTCTTGCTTTGCCATCCTACCCTCGGGCCGGATTTCGCGGAAGGCCGTCCCATGTGACGAGATTATCCGCGCGAAGTTCTAGGTATGCAGATAGGCTCTTAACGTCTGGATACCTTTGATACGTAAAACGGAAGACGCCTTCCTTATCAAAAAAACCAAGGCCGGCGCGAATATACGCTTCCTTATCGGAGAAGTTTGGCCAGGCCATTGGGTCGTCCGTTGTGGTGATCTTTGGCTGAGAGAACTCGGCCATCTCCTCTTCAGTCATCCCGTTCTCGCTAAGACCAAGTTTCCTCAGCACACTTCTGAGTGCGCGCTGCTCCTCTTCGCCATAGCCCGATTCGGCGACAGCGTCGTTGATATCAGTCATTAATCGTTCCTCTTATCCTGTGCTTCAATGGATCGCATTACCTTGGCAGTCCAGGACTTGCCTGCATCACCGCCCCATAGGGCCCAGGCAATTCGACCCGCTGATGGATAGCCTGGCTCTCCAGGGCTAAATCCTTCACCCTTCTTGTCCACTTCATGGCGAGCAAGATAGGCGCCCATCTTCTTGACGCGAGCAATTGTCATCCTATTGCCGATAAGCATTCGCGCAGTTCGCTGGCCCGGACCAATGCCGCCGCGACCATACTGCTTGCGCCAGACAAGCCCGCGAGCGGCCTCAACCTTGACGCTATTGGGGACAGTCAGGTTAACTGACTTAAGCAAACCCTTTTCAGTCTCCTCTTCGTCATCGGGAACCTGGGACGGAGTCATTGTCTTCACGCCAAGTTTTCGGTACTCGGCCAACACATCCTCGTCATTTTCAATTGCGAAAGCAATATCGTTGTTCGCCATCAACTCTTTCATAACGCGCTTCTTGAAGACGGGCTGCGGTTCGCCTGTGTCGTTCATGATGAGTCGATCGTATGGAACATCAAACTTGTTAAGCATCGCCTCTGTTTCGCTGCGCTTGCTTTCGCTTCGTGCAGTAAGAATGTAGATTGCAAACTCATCTGCCTGATCGAGCAGGAAATCAACAGTGTTCTCAATTGGTCCGCTTGCAGTTGTTAGCGTTCCATCAATATCGCACGTGATTACGGGCTTACTAGCGGCCTTTTGATCTGCTGGCTGCTGGTTTGGGCCCATCTGCGGATTCTCTGGGCGCATGGTCTCCGGGTCCGTTGCGTCCTCTGGGGAAGTTTCCGTGTCCCCACCGTCGCCGTCGTCAGGGCCTTCTGGGCCGCTTTCGTCAGGGCCTTCACCATCCGGTCCCTCATCCGGCGTCTCGCCAAGCAATTCGTGCTCAAGATACTCAATATAAAGCGACATTGGCATGTAGCCCTTTGGCGACATTACCCAAATCTCATCACCGTACTCGCCAATGCCGTCCTGGCCGCGCTCCTTAAGCGCGTCATTGATACGAAGCCACGGAAGGCCGCCAAGTGCAGCCTTGTAATACTCAGCAATGACGGCCTGACTTGCTCGACCAACATCGGTGTAAGCAAATCGAAGCGTTTCATCAAAGCGCCAAATGATTTCGCGGGTCAGGTACTCAGCAATGAGGTCAAGCAATGGTGCGATACCGTTGTCGGCAGTAAACGCTGCGCCAACCTCTGCGCTTGATCGGTTTACGTCAAACGAGATGCCGATGTCTTGTGGCTGAACGCCGAACACCGCACAAATCTTTCGCGCCAGATAAATCTGCCATTCCATAAACTGCATGTCGCGGTTTGACGCGCCAAGCGGTGTCCACTTAACACCCTTGCCGCCGCCAACAATCGCAACCATGCTCTTGCCGCCAATTTCCGCTTCCCAATACGCCTTGAACTGGTCGACCTGGTCTGGGCGAATGCCCTCGCCAAGGTCAATGATCCCCGGAGGCGCAGCCTGCATGACAGACTTTGAGTTGTAGGCAGCCGCCGCGAGGTCGGCCTCAATAGTTTCAGCAAGAACCTCTAGCGGCGAAAGCCCAAGCGGTGAATACGTTACTGGGTTGTGAATCAGGACAACCATTTCGTCGTTGCGGTACTCAGCAACAATCTTGCCGGTCGCATCTAGTTCGAAATAGCGAGGATCGTTCTTCTTTGTTCCGTCCCAGTCTTGGTCAAACGCGATAAAGCCCGCGTCCTTTGGCCACAGGTTGGCAATCTTCTTGGAGCCGGTTGCGCCCACGCGCGACCCGCGCGTCAACTCGACTTCGATACAGCCCTGGTCAAGTACCAGAAGGTCTTCAACCACTGGCTCAATAAATGAACGGAACGAATCACCACGTGAGTTTGGGTGGCGGAACATGTAGCGCAACTCTTCAACAATCTTTTGATTTGGAGTTGAGTTGCCATCGAGGTCAACGATGTCCCAACGCGCACGGCTTACCTGCTGGCGGCGAAGGTTAATCGCCGCGCGAAGCCATGGGTTGTTTCTGGACCAGCGTCGCAACTGTGCAACGCTGCGCTTCATTACGCCGCCCTGCCCGACTGCGGCACGGGCGTAGGGGCTGTTCTCCCAGTCTGGGATTACTCCGATTTCGGATTTGGGCGCAGTAACCACCTGCTCGGTTCGACCAAGTAGTCGATCCAGAAGGCTGGGGCGTTCGTCTGCCATCTATCTAGTTCCCCTTCGGTGTCGCCG